ATATCGCACTAGGATACACTACTCACTTCGGAGACGCTGAAAGTGTCGATATTCAATTGATCATCGGAAATGGTGCCACCGCCGAGTCGGATGCAAAGACCATTGCCGATAGAATCATAGACATTGCAGTCGATCGAAGAGACTGCATCGCATTCGTATCTCCACCACTTGTCGATGTCGTTGGGTCAAGCCCGCTGAACGATTTGATTGACTTCAGAAACACACTGACATCAACAAGTTACGCAGTTATTTCCTCATCTTGGAAGCAAATAACAGACCCGTATAATAACACTCTAAGATACATTCCCCTAACTGGAGACATCGCAGGTCTTTGCGTTCGTACTGACCGGCTTGCTGAAGCATGGTTCTCACCGGCTGGTTTGAACCGAGGAAGAATTCGGAATGTTGTGAAACTTCCATTCAACCCAACACAGATTCAGAGAGATCGTCTGTACTCCGCCGGTATCAATCCTGTTGTAACCTTCCCCGGAGAAGGAACCGTATTGTACGGCGATAAGACCATGCTTTCTCGGCCATCTGCGTTCGACAGAATCAATGTTCGTAGATTGTTCATCATTCTAGAGAAGGCTATCGCCAAGGCTTCGAAGTACCTACTCTTTGAACTTAACACGGAACTTACTCGTCTAACCTTCAGAAATGCAGTCGAGCCGTTCCTACGGGATGTTCAGGCACGGCAGGGGCTGGTTGACTTCCGCGTGGATGTGTCTACGCGAGTGAACACCCCCGCAGTAATTGATGCAAATCAGTTTAAGTGTTCAATATATCTGAAACCAACCAGATCCATTAACTTTATTCTACTTGACTTCATTGCGACCCCAACAGGCGTTTCATTCGACGAAGTAATCTCTGCTGGTGGATAAAACATCAATTTTTGAAATTTAATTTTGTAAAAAAGTCCTGATGAAAGTCAGGACTTTTTGTGTCTGGGATGAAAATCTGAAACAATAAATAGGTGTGCCCGAGGCCGCACAGGAGAAATCATGTACACGAGGACGAATGAAATCTTTTAAATCTATCATAACAGAAATAGAGCAAATGGGAAAATCCGGATACAAAGCCGGAGTCAAAGGGCGAGTGGTTCCATACTTGGTGAACCCGACCAGCGACGAACTTATCAAACTTTTTGATTCTAATAAGTACAAGAGTATCAGGGCACTGGCATTTGATGGAATGCTTTATGTTTTCAATTCGGAACATAATACCCATAACACTTTTGCAGATGCAAATTCTGATGTCATCGGCGGCAACTGGGTGAAGGGTCATCTGCTCTCCATCGACCCGTATAATCACTCTCATGGAACTGACATAGAAGAATACAAAGCATTTATGCTCGATAAGAAGTTTTCCATAGAACTTAAAAGACACTTCAAAATTTTCATGAAATATGTGAATAAGAAAGTTACATCAAAAAATAATTCTCCAGAGCATTCTCTATGGAAAAACTTGGCGTTAGATGAAAAGAAGATGACCAGCCTATCGAATAACACGGAGTATCTTCACAATCCTTCAGGATCTGAAATGTTTGGATTTCTCAATCGGGCCACAAATAATGCCGTGAAGGTTATTTCAAATGAAAAAGATTTTATCATGTTCGAGGCAAATCGCCTCACTCACCATCAGGCAGCATACGGTTTAAAACTCGGCGCACATTATGGAATGAATAATCTCGGTGCTTCTGACATGGTTCTTTTGACTTTCGAGCCCGACGGCGAAAATAGCATTGAATCGTTGGTATACGCATTCAAAAATTCACAATTAAAGAAGTTTAAAAAAGACATTCTCAAATTTATGGAAATGGTGCATAATAAGTTCAAGGACAATAGGTTTTACGACTCCCAATGGGGAGAGTTTATTTCCAGTCAATTATACAACCCGGGAACAACTATAAAGTATACATTCAAAGAACACTTAATAATTGAAAAATCCGTAAGAGGTATAGGCAACACTCGCTCATATCTGGTGAATCCAACTGGGCCTGAACTCATTAGTTTCTTTAAAAGTTCTAAGGGTGAATCTATTAAATATGTTTCTACTGAGAGTAATTTGTATGTTTTTGATGCGTATGATTACATTCATTATACTTTTATCTCTAAGGAATTGCTTAGGATCGGTGGCTGTCAGGAATTAGGAGAAAGAGAAGGCGAACCATGCATAATTGGTGCCATAGATCCCGCCGGAAACTCGGAAGGTACTTACTTTGATCTTCTGGAAGATCTTATTACAACTACGGACAGAAAGTGGCAATACAAACCACTTCTCCAACTGTATCAATGGATGATGACTGAATACAAAAAAACTTTCCTACTTACTAAGAATGAAGGATATAATCATATTTGGTGGTGGAAAAATAGATTTAAAAAGCATCTGTAACAAGAGAACAATGATGAAATACACATTTAAACAACATCTAATACTAGAAAAATCTGTACGGGGTACAGGCGGAGACATTTCCACATATCTGATAAATCCTACGGGGCCTGAACTCATTCGTTTCTTTTCAAAGACCAAGGAAAAATCCATTAGATTTGTTTCCAGTGAGAGTAACTTGTATGTCTGGGATGCATTTGAAGACACACATGGAGGTTTTTTGCATGATGAATTACTTATGGGTAATAAATTACTTACGGGTGGTTATGGGCCGTGGAGAGAACTTGACGAAAAAGAAGGCGGACCGCACATAGACGGTATCATAGACCCTTTCGGGGGTAGCGGATACACGCACACACCAGACGGCACCGATTTCGATAGTCTGCGCAGATTTGTCAAGATCCCAAGTAGAAAGTGGCAGTACAAACCACTTCTTCAGATGTTTGAATGGATGTTAGAGGAATACAAGGACTATAAAGGGTGGCGGGCACTCTCCTATGAGGGTGTTTACAGTCATAGGTGGTATTTTAACACTAAATTTAAGAAGTACATGTAACCATGAAATACACATTTAAACAACATCTAATACTAGAAAAATCTGTCCGGGGCATCAGTAAACCCGGCAATTATCTCGTGAATCCGACTGGACCCGAACTCATTAATTTTATGAAAAAATCTAAATATAATAGTATTAAATTTCTTTCTACCGAAAAAAACCTGTATGTCTTTGATGCACACGACTATGTTCATGAAAATTTTATCAAGAAGGAATTACTTATTCCCGGAGGGGAGAACCAACTTGAAAAAAAAGAAGGCGGGCCGATCATATTCGGTGCCATAGACCCCCTCAGCAACTCAGAGGGTACTTACTTTAACTATCTGCTCGAATTTATTAAGATCCCAAGTAGAAAGTGGCAGTACAAGCCAGTCCTTCAACTGTACAAATGGATGCTAAAAGAATATAAGGATAATAAAATTTTCCTACAAGACAAGGACAAGCAAAATAAACATATATTATGGTGGGAAGATACATTTAAGAATTATCTCTAACTAGGAACGACCATGAAGTATACATTCAAAGAGCATCTAATACTAGAAAAATCTGTACGGGGCATCAGTAAACCCGGCAATTATCTCGTGAATCCGACTGGACCCGAACTCATTCGTTTCTTTTCAAAGAGTAAAGAAAAATCTATTAAATATATTTCCACTGAAAAAAACCTGTATGTTTTTGATGCATACGACTATACTCATACTTATTTTGTCAAGAGGGAATTACTTATGGTCGATGCGCCGTGGAGAGAAATTGAAGAAAGAGAAGGCGGACCGATCATACCCGGTGCCATAGACCCACTTCACCACTCAGAAGGTACTTATTATGACTATTTGCTCGAATTTGTTAAGATCCCAACTAGAAGGTGGCAATCCAAACCAGCCCTTCAACTGTACGAATGGATGCTAAAAGAATATAAGGATGATGAGATATTTTCGACCAGAGAAAAAGTAGGTTCAGAGAGACTTCATCATACTTGGTGGTGGGAAAATACATTTAAAAAGTATCTGTAACAGAGAACACCCATGAAGTACACATTCAAACAACACTTAATACTAGAAAAATCTGTACGGCTTACCAGTATGCCCGGTAATTATCTCTTGAACCCAACAGGGCCTGAACTCATTCGTTTCTTTCAAAAGGTCAAGGGGCAATCTATTAGATTTCTTTCAACTGAAAAAAACCTGTATGTTTTTGGTGCATACGAACACATTCATGATAGTTTTATCAAGAGAGAATTACTTATGTTCGGTGGGTGGAGAGAAATTGAAGGAAAAGAAGGCGAACCCCTCATATCCGGTGCCATAGACCCACTTAATCACTCAGAAGGTACTTACTTTGATCCTCTGCTCGACTTTGTTAAGATACCAAGCAGAAAGTGGCAGTACAAGCCAGTCCTTCAACTGTATCAATGGATACTAAAAGAATATGAGGATGATGAGGTATTTGCGTCCAACGATGAAATCGAAGTAGGTTCAGAGGAACTTAGCCATACTTGGTGGTGGGAAAATAGACTTAAAAAGTATCTGTAAATTTACGGGAAAGATTATCTAGAATGATTACATACAAACAATTAATGGAAAAGTTTACAAAGGGAATTAGCATACCCCATACTGTAAATCCAACTGGACCTGAAATAATCCGCCTATTCGATAATTCTAAGCACCGAAGCATAAAGTATATTTCTACTCCTGATGATCTTTTTGTATGGGATGCTAATCATGGTATACACCAACAATTTGCAATAATAGAATTATTAAGTTTAGGAGTAACGGGACTACAGGCCAAATTTACCGAAAAGGTTATTAAGGGCTCTTTTGATCCCCTAGGGGCCTCAGATGGAACATACCAAGGTGCGTATTCTTACATGCTCCAAATGTATGGAACGACCCGAAGGCATCAGGTGCAGGCCCTAGAATCAATGTTTAAATACATCGCAAAGGAAATTGCTGCCGGTGCAATAGATCCCCCTCGGGGAGAATACCATTCAAAACGAGAGCGGGCATTTTATGGATCATGATGAAATGTACACCAAATTACCAGAATTGTAAACAATCCTAAATTTATTCAATTCCATGTTTTGTTTTTCTGTTAATTTGGGATCGTAGTTTTCACTCCCCAATAAATTCTCTAGTCGATGCTTTTGTGCTTGATATCGTGTTACAATTTTAAAGTTTAATCCATTTTGTTTGTAATAAAAATATCCCGGTGGAGTTATTTTTTCTTCTCTCATTCCCAAATTTTCATATAATTTTCCATTTCCATAATCCAAGTCACAATAAGAAATTACCCGAGCGTCTGGGTGATCTGTCTTGAATTTTTTCCAAATCTTGCTTGCCCCTCCATGTACTCTGTAGCCATTTTTTGTACAGAATCTAATCAGTTCAAGGTCAAAATCTTTTCTATATCGTGGTTTCGAGAATGACATCACAGCCATCAATTGATTAGATTTTAAACATCTCAGGGCGTAGCGAATAGAACAAGAAACGGATCCACCCTGTAGGTGATTAACATCCATGAAATATGTGTATTCAGAATGGCTTATTTGAGATACTACGCATGATGATGCTCTAATTTTTTGCTGGTCGATGTCACAAAAACTGTTGATCTTATCCAATATTATCTTTTTCTTACCGACATCTTCCCATTGATGTTCCCATATATGGAAGAGTCGAATACCTAGTTCTCGACATTTTACAGACTTATTCTGATGATATAATTTATCAGAAATATTGGTAGAAGAATGCCAAAAATTTCCATTAAATTCAATCGCAAGAGATTTACTTGGTATGTAAATATCGAGTTCCTTACCATTTAGAATAGATCTATTCCGAACGACATGATCTATTTCATGACTTTTAAGATACTCACATATCTTATTTTCTGGATCAGACGCAAAATTATCCGGTTTTTCTGTAATATTTAAAACTGCACATGCTTTTGATACTGCGCTTGCAGATATACCCAGATCGAATGCTATTTCTTTTTGAGTCTTTATTTTTCGCTGCTGGGAAATCCAATCTACATCAAAAAGTTTCTTATATGGACCAGAATCATAGATATCCTTTCTTGTGAGGTTGTTTTTTTGTATGTGCCTCCGAAGCGTAGTGATACTAATGCCCATTTGATCAGCAAGTTCTTTTGGGGGAATCTTGTCAGTCTGTAAGCGTGTTTTCAAAAATTCTAAATCTCTGTATTGAGGGGTTGATCTTACATGCGAATCGAGGCCGAATTCTTTTATTTTAGAGACAATCACATCCTTGGTGTGACCGGTTTCCTTTGCAATTTCTGTAATGGTTCTTTCAAGGTTGACGAACTGTTCGCTTAGCCATTCTTTGTCCTGAATCAGTGGATGATACAAAAAATCCGGTTTTCTGATTTGTAATTTTTTTAGTTTTCTTTTCATGGTATGAATAGTCATATCAAAAATTTCGCACATTTCTATTCTTGATAGATTCAAATCGACATACGCATATTCCATAGCATCTCGATCAGTCATGGACTCCAACTTTTGCAGTATTTCTTCTTTATTTTTCATATACTCTTTAACCACTCTTTCAAATTTTTCTATATAATTAAGACCAGATAAGTAAAACAAATTCCTTTTACGGAGGTATATATTCAATGACAATCAACCAATTCAAGAATTCGCTAAAGGGCGGCGGTGCAAGAAACAACCAGTTCCGCGTGCGTGGGACATTCCCCAACGGTGGAACCGGAGCCCTAGGGACCATTCTTGGTGCCGTAGGAGGGGCCGCAGGAGGCGATCTAGGAAACCTTCTTGGCGCAGCCGGAAACTTGCTTGGACTAAACTCGCCAGCCGCACAACTCGAATTTCTCTGCAAGAGTGCTTCACTCCCAGCATCTACTCTGGGCGTTGTCGAAGTCCCGTACCGGGGTCGTACCATCAAATACCCGGGCGATAGATCATTCATGGAATGGACTATCACAATCGTAAATGATACGGACTTTGGTATCAGAAACGCATTTGAACAGTGGTCAGATCTGATCAACTCGCATGTGCAGAACATCGGCGTATCTTCTTTGGCTCAGATATCCCAGCGGTGGGAAATTGACCAGTTGGGGCGTGATTCGAGCATTCTAAAGACATATTCATTCGAAGATTGCTGGCCATCAGAAATAAGCCAAATTGACACCAGTTTTGATTCCAACGATTCCGTCGAAGAATTTACTGTAACCATGCAAGTGAGTTACTGGACTTCTAATACTACGACCTAAATTTGAACTTCTACATAGTTCGTAGTGATAGTGGTCGAATACACACACGGAGTTTAAGTATATTAAATGAATAACTATTATGGAACATACAAATATTTTGGATACGAGATCAAAAAATCCAAAAAAGACACTACCTCTCTGTCATTAGGTCAGTCTTTTGCGACTCCAGAATTGGGTGATGGTGCCATTCAGATCGAACACCACGAATCTGGAGTTGGTGTCTTTACAAATTCTATTCTTGATGTTGATGGAATGTTTAAAACAGAAATGGATCGTATCCGTAGATACAGAGAAATAACTGAAGTTCCAGAAGTTGATGAAGCCCTAGAAAATATTATCAATGAAACAATTGTAACTGACGAACAAGAATCTCCAGTAAGAATTGTTTTAGATGATGTCGATGACGCGATCATGTCAGAGGCCATCAAAGACATGGTAAGAAAAGAATTCGACCATGTATGTAAATTGCTACACTTAGACACCAGAGGACATAATATAGTTCGTGACTGGTACATTGACTCGAAGAAGTACTATCACAAAATCATAGACGAAAAGAATCCCAAAAAGGGAATAATGGAACTAAGACCTCTAGACCCAACTAAAACAAGAAAAATTCGTGAAATTCATAAGAAAAGAAATGCGAACGGAATTGAAGTAGTCGAGAAAATCGAAGAGTATTATCTTCATCTCCCAGAAGATTCGATGAATGTTGATCAAGGAATCAGAATTTCTACGGACTCCATTGCATACAGTGCGTCGGGATACATGGACCTCAGCAGAAAAGGCACCGTGGGGTACCTACAGAAAGCCCTGCGGCCTGCCAACCAATTAAAGATGATGGAAGATGCAGTGGTCATCTACCGGCTTGCCAGAGCCCCGGAGCGTCGGGTATTTTACATTGATGTAGGATCTTTGCCAAAGGCCAAAGCCGAACAGTATCTCGAAAGCATGGCCCGCCGGTACAAGAATAAACTGGTGTACGAGGCATCGACCGGTCAGGTAAGAAACGATAAAAATCACCTCTCAATGCTAGAGGACTTTTGGCTCCCCCGCAGAGAGGGCACCTCAACTACCGAGATTCAAACTCTCGGCGGTGGCCAAAACCTTGGTGAAATCGCAGATATTGTTTACTTTCAGAAGAAATTGCTGAAGGCTTTGAATGTTCCCATCGGTAGATTAGAGCCAGAAAACGGATTTTCTCTTGGAAGAGCATCTGAAATTACTCGCGACGAACTCAAATTCAACAAGTTTATCAATAGAATTCGATCACAATTCTCTGAACTTTTCTACGATATTCTAAAAACACAGATCATTCTAAAGAATATCATTAAAGCCGAAGATTGGGATGCGGCTAGAAAAGACATCTTCTTCGATTATATTAGAGATTCTCATTTTACTGAAATGAAAAATCTTGAAATAATGACCGAAAGAACTCAGTTGCTAAGTCAAGTCGAGCGTTTTGTTGGTAGATACTTTTCAGATGAGCAAATCATGAAGGATATTTTGCATTATGACGAAGAAGAGATCAAAGAGATAAAGAAACAAAACGCCGCTGCTAAAAAACTTAATCCAGAAAATTATCCACAGGCGGGCGGCGGAGGCGGCGGATTTAGATGAAAACCTTCTCTCAACTAAGAAATTCTATGATTCAGGAAGGCGTTGCAACAATTACGGCTGATGTTGAGTCTAAACTTTTTAGGAAGTCTCCGGGATCTAAAAAAACCTACTTGGATATTGGCCATCATGACTGGCGTTCTAGGTCGAAACTAAGAAGAGATCCTGAAGGCACGACTCCATCGACAACCGAAACTCTATGGGTAATGAATAGAAGAAAAAAGTTCCAATTTAAAGCCCCACACGAGTTTAAAGCCGTTCATGGTGGACAATTTAATTTAGAGATGGTGCTTGCCTCGGGCAGAATAGATCATGCGTCAAAAGAGATATCCATCGCAGATGAAATAAGATTATTGAAAGATGATGTTATTTTTGAGTTGGTATATGGTCTGCACAAAGAGTATCCCGGCTATAAAATGTACATTTGGAATAAGGGTGATGTTTACATCGCAAAAACAGAGGGACTTAATGAATCTGTAGACGCGACGACAAAATCCATTAAAACTTGGAGAAAGATCAACCGCAAAGATTTTATTAAGATGTACGGGAAAAAACGCGGTCTGAGTATGCTTGATAAGAAAACCAGAATCAAAGATAGAGAAAGTCCGGTCAATACTAAATCAAAATTTAAAAGAACAAGATTACAACCCAAAAAGACGCAATCTGCAATAGTAACCGAATCCAGACATGTAAAACATGCGTCTACAGTGGGAAGAAAAAATGCATACTTCGTTCACAAGGAAAGCCTAAAAACATATGTAATTGCTTCCAATTCTTCGCACACCCGTGCTATTATCATAGATTCGTCCAAGAACGGAAAGCGTTTTGGAGTAACAAGAAAGGAAATGCTTCCTTTTCTCGAAAAAGAAGGATTTTCATCCCTTGTAGAATTTTCAGATAGTCCCAGAGCGAACTATTACGGACCAGTTTTATCCATGGCATCGAGCAAAGGATGGGTCCGAGTGACCACATATAATAGCGGTCATGTTGATATACAGTCAAATTTATTCGCAGATACCATCCCGATTATCAAAAAAATCATCCAAGAAATGCACATTACAAGTATTACCATAGAAGAATACCAATCTGTGCCAAATACGAAAACGCTAAATAATCTAAAAGAAATAGTATATTTCTTAAGAACCGGAACATTCAAAAGAATTAAAATTGCAGACCACCTCTAATAGGAGACTTAATATGACTCGTGAATCAAGTAAAATTTTTAACAGCATTACTTCCAAGAACTTTTCACATGCTACCAAACTGATTGAGTCCTCCTTGTACGGAAGAATTTCATCTTTGCTCGATAACAAGAAGATGGAAATTTCTAAGGCAATGTGTGAAGCAAAATGCTGTGAAATAATCGCAAAGAGGCAACGAAAGCCGATAAAAGAAGATTATGAAGGATTGGAAGAAGGTAAAAAAAAAAATAGCCGCAAAGGGGCAACGAAAGCCGATAAAAGAGTCTGAAACTGATACTGTATCTGAGAATATAATTAGTAATCTTTATGCTAATACTTTCGCAAAG